AAAATGAAGGAAAGTTGTTACGTTTCTTCGCACTACCCAAGAAATAAATATGACAGTGTCTTGGATTGAAAATCCGCGTGTCCGTGGTTCGATTCCGCGACTGGCCACCAGAATATAAGGCCAACCGTTCTCGGTTGGCCTTTTCGTTTCTGGCTTTCCCCCAAGACACGCGGGGCGCGGGACCGGTCTGCGTGTGCTGGCCTGGCTACAAAGCACCCACCATTTCTGGTCAATTCGCGCCATTTCGATTCCTTCCTGCTCTCTGTTCTCAAAAAATAGTGCAGAACTGCGATGCAGGAGGCACGGGCAGAATCGACATAAAATCAATGAGTTGATTCTATAACGAACAAAACGGTTCTTGCGGAAATCTGGTGCAGCGCTTCTTGAGCTTGAAACTCAGCTTTTCCGAGTTTTAACGGTCGCAGCGACAGGTTGGCCTGATGCCATCTTGCAATGCCAAATGATTGAATCGTCGTCGTATTACTACGTTCGATTGATGACGCTGCCCTTGATTATCATACGCTTATAGCTTGATAATATGCCGTCATTATCGGCATGTCCTTGCGTATAGTCTTCATGAAAACTATTTTGCAGCGCTACAAGATTGGCTGTGTCTGGCATTTCACCGATATGGCGAATATGGATTTAATTGGCGAGCAGCAAGGTTTACTCTCTTGGGGCGAACTTCAAAGACGTGGCATAACGCCTCCGACCCCAGGTGGGAATGATTGGAGCCATGACGCGGATCGATTTAGCCAAGTTCACGACTATGTGCATCTAGCCTTCTTAAATGACCATCCGATGCTATTTGTCGCGAAAAAGGAAGGACGAATTACTACTCCAGTTTGGTTGAAGATTGATTCTTCCATCCTCCTGGATCCTGGGGTACGTTTCTCAAGTGATGTCTCGAACAAAGCGGGAGTTCAAGTCCTTAACGCTGGTGAAGCGAAGGATCAGATCGACTTCGAGGTACTATTCACTCGTACGGACTGGAACGATCCAGCGATTAAAGTGCGACGGAAGGCTGCACTCAAATCTGAGGTTTTGGTTCCTCGTTTTGTCCCATTAGATAGAATTTTAGAAATGCATTATGGCTAATCGTCCGATATTTGCAGCTCTCGGTGATCCTTCACACTTAGTCAAGGAAATTTCAATTTCCTTTGCTTGGAGTCCTGGCTTTGCTCCGGTTCAAAAGAAGAAGAATATAGTTGCGCTGCATGAAGCAGCACGCGCAATGGGCCTGTTCCCTCTATTGGAGGTTTCCACCAAGTCCGAGGAAAAACTGGGTCAGCGGTTGAGCGCATTCAATTTGAAAGTTAGCACGACCATTGGTGATATAAGCATCGAATCAGCCTATCAGGGAAGCAAGGTGTTCAAGGCGGGTGGCCCATTCACTGACATATATGGCATGGATAGTCGGTCTGCAAAACAGGACGAAAGGCTGAAAAATTCTGGTCCATTACTAGGGTTTGACTATTTTGGACAAAAATGGCCGTTAATTCCCAAGACGGCGTTCTACGACTGGCTGTATCTCTCGGCTCTGGAACCGCACCAAGAATTTTTGAAACGACTATTCGACTACAAAGGCTTTACTGATATTGAGTTCAATCCGGATAAATCCATCAACTGCCAAGCTCGAACCTGCGCTCTGTTGGTTTCCTTGCTGAAACTTGGAGCTTTGAACGACGCGTTAAGATCCCAAGGCGACTTCATCGCAGTAGTGGCTTCGGACTCTTTCAACCAGGCACATTCTGCGGACTTACGGCAGCGGGTGTTACTGTAGTCGGCACGACGAACTTTTCCAGCTTGGCTAAACAGCAACGACAAAATCAAACAATTTCCTCTGCGCGCTCCAGTCCAACGGGACCTCAGCCTGCCTTCCCCGTATCGCATACAGATTCAGATGCCGTGGCTGACGCCCTTCAAGGATTGCCCGGATGATGTCCGGTGCCAGGCGCGTCATTCTGAGCACTTCACAGACCCATCCGGGCTCGAGCCTGAAGCGGCGTGCCAATTCGGTAGCATTGGACACTTCACCGGTGTCGATCATCTTCTGCCAGTAGAAAGCCTTGCCCAGCGTGCGGATCAAGGGCAAATCGAATGATGTCGTCGCCTTCACAAAGGTCGTGCCTGCAGGCGGCACGATCAATTTGCTGCAGTGGCGGCGCTTGATGCTCAGAGGCACAAAAGTCACTGAACGACCGCCCATTTCAAATTGTCGTGGTTTGCCCGACGGCGTGACCTCGACACGGCATGCTGCCGGCGTTTCTCGGGTTGTTTTTTCGTTGGGGCTCATCAGACGGTCTCCTCGTCAACAGGCGCGCGTTGCTCAACAACGAACTGGTGTCGTTCAAGTTCCCGGCAGAATCGCTGCCAACTGTCATCACGCCAGATGATGTCCAACCCATCCTCATGCAGTTGAACCCGATCAATCAGCAATCGCATGATGCGATTCTGTTCAATTGGGAACAGGTTCTCCCACACCTCGCTCATCTGGCGCATGGCCACCAGCACGGTCGGCTCGTCCATCTCCTGCCTTTCCCGAAGCACCATGCCAGCCTGCCAGACACCAACAATCATCTCCGGCTCCTGCAACGCCTTATGGACCTGTGCCAGAACGGCCGACTCAATTTCCATGGCGGGGAGCGGCCCGATGTTGGGACACGTAGGATCGTAGGTGGCGCCCGCCGATTGCCGCTTTTCCAGATAGGGAACATAGTACCTATACCGTTTGCCGTTTTTCTTTTGGGTGTAAGTCGGCAGCATCCGCTGGCCGTCTGGCGCGTACAGGAGGCCCGTCAGCAAGGCAGGTTCCTTTTTGAATCGGGTCCGTGGGCCATGCTTGCGGCCATCGACAAATAAATGCACAGCGGCCCACAACTCTGCGCTGACAATCGGCTCGTGCTGACCCGGGAAGGTTTGACCTTTGTGGGTCATCTCACCAAGGTACAGGCGGTTTCGCAGCATAGTGAACAGGCTCTGCTGATCAATGACATTCCCTTCGTGCCGACGCCCGTTTTGCGCGACCCATACCTTGGTGGTGTGACCTTCAATTTGCAGTTCACGCACCAGTTGTGCGGCTGATCCGGTTTCGGCATAGCGCGCAAAAATGTCCCGGATCAGTGCGGCCTCTTGCTCGTTGATGACCAGTTTTCGATTCTGAACGTCATAACCCAGCGGGGGCGTGCCACCCATCCACATCCCCTTGGCTTTGCTGGCGGCAATCTTGTCACGGATCCGTTCGCTGGTGACCTCACGCTCGAATTGGGCAAACGACAGCAAGATATTTAGCGTCAACCGGCCCATGCTGGTGGTTGTGTTGAACTGCTGGGTCACCGAGACAAAGGTTACGCCGTGTTCTTCGAACAAATCGACGATTTTGGCGAAGTCCGACAGGGACCGTGATAGTCGATCAATTTTGTAGACCACCACCACATCGATGCGGCCATCCTCAACATCGGCCAGCAGACGCTTGAGCGACGGTCGATTGGTATTGCCGCCGGAAAATCCACCGTCGTCGTAACCATCGTCAAGGGCAATCCACCCCTCGTGGCGCTGGCTGCTGATGAAGGCCAGTGCCGAGTCGCGTTGTGCCTCGAGGCTGTTGTATTCCTGATCAAGTCCCTCGTCCGTGGATTTGCGGGTGTAAATGGCGCAGCGTTTTTTCGGGGTTAGCGCCGGTGCGTGCGTTGTTGGCGTTTTCATGCCTGGGCCGCCTTTCTTTCACGGCTGGATGGCTTCAGGCCGAAAAATACCGGACCGGAATACACCGTCCCGGTGATCTCGCGGGCCACCTTTGAGAGACTCTTGAAGGGGCGACCGTTGAGATCGAACCGACCGTCCTCCATCACCTTGACCCGATAGGTGACGCCGTTATACTCGCGGACCAGGGTAGTGCCCGGTGCGAGTTCGCTCTCGGCGCGGCGTTTGTGGTTTGGCACCTCGCCCGTCTCGCCGATTTGCTCCAGTTTGCGTCGAACGTACCCCGGCAGGGCACCAAAGACCCGCTCTTGCAGTTTGTATGCGATGCGGCTTTCCAGGTAGGTGCGCTGGTGGTGACCAGGGCGCCGGTCAAACAGTTCATCCCATAGGGCCCAGAGACTTTCCATTGGCAGATTGGGCAACTGTGCAATTTGCGCTATGGTGGTGTTTGCGTGTGTTGTCATTGGCGAAATCCTTCTTGATGAGACGGGTTCGTATGAACGCTCTGGTCGGCAGGAAAGCCAAGACAAACTTCGCTGTTTGTTGATGCATCTTCAGGTCGATTTTTGAGCCGTATGCGCACAATCGCAGCGGCGAGCAGCTCGGCGATTTCGCGGTGCGGGTGCCGGGGCTGGACTACGTCGATCAAGGGACATGCGATAGAGGATGATTCGACATTTGACATGGGTGGCGCTCCTGTTGGAAAACTGCCATCCATGCTATGGGCTGACCCCGTTCAAAGTAACTCGTTCTGGGGTGCTGGCGCGGTTGATTGCGGTGGAGCGGACGCGGTCGCTCTGGCCAATGCGATTCCAATCAGAGATCGAAAAAGCGCATCACCTTGTTGAACTCAATCGTGTCATTACCAAAAATATCTCGTAGTTGACGCCTCGATGCGCCCAAGAGACCACGTACAAATGTCTCCTCGAGGTTGGTGCCAACTCTGATGGCAGCGGTATGAGTAGGATTTACCATGCGCGCAAGATCTCCACCTTCAGGCGCGATGACAAACATTCTCATCCCATGATCGTTGACCGCGCGCATGATGATTTCATTGATGTGGCTATCGCGAAATCCGTAGCCAATTACCATTAAGCGCGCGGTAGGCCGACACAAATATTCTTCGAAGATCTGGTGATAGCGGGCCAAGACGGGAGACGCACCGATTTCCCGCATTTTGTTACCGCCCATGATGAGCATTGGAGCACCGTGCGTTTCTTGCCAATTCGATGACCCATGGAGCTTAAAGTAGGGTTGCATGCGTGTATCAAGCGCGAATTCATTGATTGGTGCTGGCATCCACCTCCGCTGAGCCCAGGAATTTCCGTGAGCTGCGTTTGGGTCATGATTCGGGCGCATTCCTGGTAGATCCGACCCGCCCCAACGTCGATTTGATTGCAGGCACACGTCACGGTCAATGTAATAGTGTTCGAGCAGCAAATCCTGATTGAGCGTGAAGATGGCATCGAACCGGGTCAGAAATGTACTGACCGTTCTTTCACGCGCCTGTTGAAATTCGAAGTCATTGTCTTCGAAGAAGCCACGATTCATGTCGTCGAACATCCTGGCGACAGCATTTTGCATGTCTTGCAGATTTGCTGTATTTTCTTGAGGTGCCCGAATGAAGTCAGCCTGAACCTGCGCTAGCGCATTTTCAAATCCGCCGTTCGGCTGATTCCTCCAAAGCAGGGCTTGTAGGTGCGGATTGCGAGCGACTTCAGGGCATCCAAGGAGATATTCAAAGGCTTCAGCAGCCAACCACCCCCCCCAGTTTCTACTGAACCCGGCACCCAGCAACAGGTAGTTGCTCATATAGTGTTCTCCTAACGTACTGGCAACTGCCCGTTGTCGACAAAGCGGTCGAACGTATCGCGCGTTTCTTCATCTTCCCATCCGCTGCGAAAATGCGCGCGCGGCGGCGCCGACTCCAACATCAGCAAGGACAGCACACGATTGCCATCGGTGTAGGTGTGTTTTAACTCTCGCAACCGAATGTCAGCATCTTCACTTGAGCACCACGCGCTGGCGGGCATATCGACGCCATCCCATTCTTGCGTAATCTCGTCGTCGGCAGCCAGCGTGCCGGGCAGCGGCTCCTGCGGGTCGCCAGTTTGTTTCAGGCGCACGCGAGTCTTCTTGGCCTCGGTGCTGCGCCACTGATATTTCTCGAAGCCGTGATCCCAGTACACCAGGGCCACGCGCTCCTCGGTATACTTCACGAGCCGGATGCACATCGCTTCCAGCGACACGCCGAATTCTTTAGCCAGGGCGCCTAGCAAATGGAAATCGATGCGCTTGCCGCCGATCCGGTCCCGCAGCAAATTTCCGGGCATCAGGAGATTGCTGGCGAAATCGTCGGCCTCGCGCTCAATCTGCTTCAGTGAATCGATGCCGGTGTAGACACTCTCCTTGTCGCAGTTGAACGTCGACTGCATCGTGCGGTGTAAAACGAAATGACCCAGTTCATGGGCAACGGTGAAGCGTTTGCGCTCCTTGCGGGCCTTCGCGTTAACGAAGATTCCCCACTCGGAATGGTTTTCAGGATTGCGAACCAGGGCGCCCTCGCTGGCGTTCCAGGTCAGGTCCGCAGGTTCCTTGATGATGCTGCCACGACCCATGGGCGTATCGGACAACATCTGCCGTACAAGGTCGAGATCGATCGGCAGGGACAAACACCCCATTGCTTCGAGCCAGGTCAGGATTCTGACCGCAGCTTTGAAAGCGTTCAGATCGTCTGTGGCAGTCAAGATCCCTCCACATCCGACTTCTTGCTCGACCCGAACATCAACTTCATTGCTTTGCGGTAATTAGCCTTTTCCTCCTCGCTCATCCCGGCGTACTCGCGGAAGAAGGCCACATCGGTAGGGGTCGGGTTTTCCGATTCTCCGATGGGGTCACCGAGCAGGTCTTGTACCGTTACCCCGAGCAACTTGGCGATAGCGTGGAGCCGTTCCGCTGTCGGACGTTGTCCTTCGCGCATTTCCAATTCCCAGACGTAGGCCTTGGTGCAGCCAACACCGTCTGCCACTTGCTGCAGGGTCAAGCCCTTGGCTTCACGAAACTGTCGCAGGCGAATTCCGAAAGGCGATTGCATGGGCGTCCTCATCAATGTCTAGAGAAAATAGTATAGCAAAACGAGCCTATTCAATGAAGAAGTCCTACTTTAATTGACAAGCGGAAATGCGCGAGTACAATTACATCTGTATCGTTTGGCTTTACTTTGGAACGATACGGGCTGTTTTTGATTAACCCAGTCGCCGCTGGCAGCATATCCGTCTTCCGGTTCCGAGCCCCCGACGACAGCCAATAAGGATCTACACCAATGAAGACCTACGCTGACGTACTGCTCGACCTCCCGGTCGATTCCACACTGCGCACTTTCCTTGAAGATCAAGGGCTGGCGCTGCCCGATGATTTTAACTGGGCCGACGATACGGGCAGCACCCATCGCCTGATTGATGCTGTCCAGACATGCCCGGACCCGGGTGTGCGCGACAAAATCGTCGCCGGCCTGCACGTGAGCACGCAACTTGCCCACCCGCGCGGCAAACAGGCTATGTTTCAGGTGAGCACCAACGACGGAGCTGCCTTGATCGGGTTGATTGCCTGCCAGAGTGATCAACACCGCGCGTTCTGGCTATTTGTCCATCGACCTGCTCTCTTCGAACAAGCCTCGGAGATTGAGTACGTCGACGGCCACATTCAGCACGCCCAGCAACATGACCTTGGCACCAAAGTGCCGATCCGTCGTGACGACGCTTCAATGGCGGCCTTCTGCGAAGCCATCAAGGCTTTCTATACGATGGAACTCGGCTGCGGTGAGGTTTGTGTTGCTCACATTCTCGACCGTACGCTGGGTACGCAACTGGTCACCGTTCACGCCAAGGATCTCGCCATGCTTAGGCTCGAATTCGAGGGGGCCAATCTGACCCGGCGCGTCGGCAGTCCGAACATTCACATGGTGCTGGAATACTCGGAACTGACCGGCGTGGCCCGCACCATCATTCGCGGCGGCGCAAAATACCACGACACGCTGGCCAAGGCCTTCACGAAACACCTGCTCGGTGTCGACGTCGATGCCCAGCGGATCAAGCCGCCCACTCTGGATCTCTCGGTACTGAAACTTGGTTTCCAGGTACCGCAGGCAATCGACGACGGATTCGTCGCGCTGCAGGTCAAGTCGATCACGTTGATGAGTTCGGACACGGTGCTCAAGGCCGAATTCACTGCCATGGCCAGCAGCGATCATCAATGTGTCACCGAACTCATCGCAGAAAAGTTGCCGCACGACAATCCGCTCGCCCATCACTGGCTGGTCAGCGCGGCCAGCATTAATCTGTACTACGCGCCACCGGCCGGGAAACAGCGCGGCCCTATGGTTACCGTCGAAGTGACGCGGCGAGGACGGCTCAATCTCCACAAGTATGACGAGAAGCTGCGTGCCCAACTCGAGAGCTACCTGGTGGAGATTGGCATCCTGCAGGAGAAGCAGACCCTCTCGGCACAGGCCGATGCAGTGGGCAAGCACCCTAATCTCGTTGGCGAGTGCAACGAGTGAGCCCGTCTCGCAACGCCAGTGCTTGGGCACTGGCCTGCCAGATCTTCGGTCGTGACGGGCCGACCATCGCGTCGGTCCTGTCGGACGCATCGCATGACGCGTTGGCATTGCTAGTCGACCTGAAGTTTATCAAGCCTCACACGCTCGACCGGCAGTTTGTACTTTGCCCATATTGCCAACTGCTGCGTGGACGAGTCGTCCAAGGCACTCATGGCTTGATCTGCGAATGCGCGGACTGCGGGGCCGTGCCCATGGACAAACTCGATACGCAGGCCTGGACGTTCGAAACAGATTGGCTCATCCGCAAATTGCGTGGTGCGCTGGACGTTCCCGCGCAACAGGGAACCGTGTCCGTGTCCAGCGGCATTTGGCGCCTGGGAACCTATCAGCACCATCCGTTAATTCTGGCTCGCAGCCTCGATCTTGCCTTGCGGCAGCCAACCGCTGTGTCACGCGCCAATTCGCGCACCACCCATCCACCGTGGCTGATCACGCCCAAGCCGCTGCGCGATGTGGATGGTGATCCGTTCGGCGGTGAAATAGTCTGGCTACCCATGGAGGAACGGTTTGGACTGTATGGCGGCAAGATCCATTTCATTGAGCCTGGCACTCTGCTTGAATCGGATGACGATGGTATGCAAGCCATGAATGGGCCATTTACCTCGGATTTTCGCCGGGTTCATCTGACCGAATGGCCGCATGGTCCGATCTTGCTATCGGATGCACAGGTGGCGATATTCAAATCGCTCTGGCACTTCAAGGGTGTGCCGCAGTCTGCGGAACGCATTATGGGCAAGGCGGGATATAAAAGCGATAAGCCCGCAGACCTATTCAAAGTGAAAAAACAGAATAAGGGTGACCTCAAGTACGAAGGGCAACATTACGCCTACCAGAAGTTAGTTGATACCAACAGGCGGGCAGGTACTTATGCGCTGCCCTGCGCGGCATCCACGACCGGCTGATCAGGTCAATTCTCCACTATGACGGCGAGCCATTACGGTTCGCCGTTTTCAATTGCGGTGGGCATTAGCGAACTCAAAGTCCCCGCCGAGTTCGCCATCCCGTCCATCAACAGTTCTCCACCCGTTTCGGACACTGCAAGCGTTGTTCCTCACCTGACTGAAAGGGGTACCAATGCTGCAGACAAGATCCGCAAACCGCAGTGCATCCGGCCTTACGGCTCTGCCTGCACCCATGGCACCGCACGAGCGGCGCGTGCTCTCTGAAAACGAACTGGCGCAACGCTGGGGGGTAAGTCCGAAGACGCTGCAACGCTGGCGCTCCGAAGGCCGCGGTCCCCACTATCTCAAGCTCTCCAAACGGGTGACTTATCCGCTGGAGACGATTACCGAGTACGAGCATTGCGCGCTGCATGTCTCGACCTCCGAGCGTGTCGTCAAGTGAGGGCCGAGAACATGGCCTTTTCTCATACCTCCACCGTCCAGATCGAACTGGCCATGCCCTTGGCCGAAATGAGCGTCGCGCAGATCGCGGCATTGCCGCACGAGCAGTTGCAGGAAGCCCATGCCAATCTGCTCACCCTGCAATCCATGGTCAAGGGCGTACTCGACCGCTTTCATACGGCGCTCGACCAACGCTATGCCGCTCAAGCTAACGCGGCTCGCCTGGCATTGGGCAAGGACTTTGGCGTTTGCCATCTGGCCGACGGCCCCTTGTCCATCACCATCGACGCGCCCAAGAAGGTCATTTGGGATCAGTCACAGTTGGCCGAAATTGCCCAGCGAATCGCTGTTGCCGGCGACAAGGTGGGTGACTACATCGACACCGACTACTCGATCCCCGAGAGCCGTTTCAACGCCTGGCCTACGCCTCTCAAGGAAACGTTCGCCAAGGCCCGCACCGTCAAACCCGGAAAACCGAGCTACCGGCTCGCCCTCGTACAGGAGAACTCCGCATGAAAACCCCAACCTTGCATCATGCCCTGCAAACCAAGCTCGGCTCCTATGCCGGCGAGCACCTAGTCACTACCCTGCGCTACCAGGACCAGTACGGCAACAGTGTCGAAAAACCGCTGCTCGACGCCACCCTGGACGAAGTAGCGTTTTCCATCCAGACCCTGAGCGCCGAAGGCAGTGCCATCCACCGCCGCCGCAGCGCGCTGGAAAATCTCTATACCTTGGCGCGTGACCACGGATGCCTTGGCCAGAACACGGTCGCTGAGATCGCGGTGGAGGTGACGAAATGAACCAGCTCGTGGCCTTCAATTTTGAGTCAAGCAATGTGCGCGTCGTCCTGGACGCCAACATGGAGCCGTGGTTTGTCGCAGCTGACGTGTGTGCTGCACTTGAACTGCCGGACACCCACAAAGCCATCGCCCGCCTGGACGATGACGAAAAGGATCGGAATTCAATTCCGACCCCTGGTGGCAGTCAGGAAATGTCGGTGGTCAACGAGTCCGGCCTGTTCAATTTGGTGCTCGGCAGCCGCAAGCCCGAGGCCAAGCGGTTTAAACGCTGGGTGACCCATGACGTTCTGCCCTCCATCCGCAAGACTGGGTCGTATGCGTCAGCCGGGTCAGTCGCCGCGCTGCCTACACCGACGCAGGACAAGGTTAATGCCATCCTGTCCATCGGCGAGGCGATCGCCCGGGTGCCTGGCGTGAAACCCGGCATCGCGATGGCAGCGACCCTGACCGTGATCCACGAAAACACCGGTCTCATCATCGAGTCCTTGCGCAAGGTATTGCCGGCGGCCGTTGATCCGATCTGCAGCTTGAACCCCACTCAGGTCGGCGAACGGGTCGGCCTATCGGCACGTGCCATCAACGCGCGGCTGCAGTCTCTGGGCTTCCAGTTCAAGAACGACCGCGACGAGTGGGAACTGACGGACACCGGCCAGCGGTGGGCCGAAGCCCTGCCGTTCTCACGCAACGGGCACTCCGGCTACCAGATTCTCTGGAATCCGGCCGTGACCGAATTGATTCGCGAGGTGGCGTGATGGCCCTACCCATCATCTCTGCCGAAGAACGGCTGAAGGAAAAGCACAGCGCCAAGGTCGGGCTGGTCGGATTCCCCGGTGTCGGAAAAACGACCCAGCTCAAAACGCTGCCGCCGGATACCACCTTGTTCGTTGACCTTGAGGCCGGCGACCTGTCGGTACGCGACTGGCCTGGTGACACGGTGCGTCCGCGCACCTGGCCTGAGTTTCGCGATCTGGTGGTGTTCCTGGCCGGGCCGATGCCGACCGCCAGCGCCGAGCAGGCCTTCTCCGAGCCCCATTTCCAGTACGTCTGCACCCAGTTCGGTGATCCGGCGCAACTGACCAAGTACGACACCTACTTCGTCGACAGCCTGACCGTGCTCTCGCGCCTGTGCTTTGCCTGGTGCAAAACCCAGCCGCAGGCCTTCAGCGAGAAAACCGGCAAACCCGACAACCGTGGCGCCTATGGCCTGCTGGGCCAGGAAATGATCACGGCGCTCACGCACCTGCAGCATGTGCGTGACAAGCACGTCATCTACGTCGCCATCCTGGAAGAGAAGACCGACGACTTCAACCGGCGCTTCTACCAGCTGCAGCTGGAAGGCAGCAAGACCGCGCTGGAACTGCCCGGGGTGCTCGACGAGGTCGTGACGCTGGCCATTCTCAAAGCTGACGACGGGACCAGCTACCGCGGCTTTGTCACCCGCGCCGACAACCCGTTTGGCTACCCGAGCAAAGACCGCAGCGGCCGACTCGACGCCATCGAGGAGCCCCACCTCGGAAAACTCATCGCCAAGTGCGTGGGCCAGAACACGCCCGCACCGCAGAACCCCTCCATTTAAAGGACATGCCATGAACACCCAAACATCGAGCAACTGGAACGACTTCAACGACGCCGAAGCCCAGCGCGGCGCCTTCGACCTGATCCCCAGGGGCACCATCGTGCCGCTGCGCATGAGCATCAAACCCGGTGGCCATGACGACCCCAGCCAGGGGTGGACCGGCGGTTACGCCACCGAGACCTTCGATACGGGCGCCGTGTACCTCGCCTGCGAATTTGTCGTCACCGGCGGCCCGTTCGCCAAACGCAAGATGTGGTCGAACATCGGGCTGCATTCTAGGAAGGGGCCGACCTGGGGCCAGATGGGGCGCAGCTTCATCCGCGCCGCGCTCAACAGTTCGCGCAACGTCCACCCGCAGGACAACACCCCACAGGCCGCTGCCGCACGTCGCATCAACAGCTTTGCGGATCTCGATGGGATCGAGTTCATCGCCCGGGTCGATGTGGAAAAGGATGCCAAGGGCGAAGACCGCAACGTGGTGAAGATCGCCATCGAGCCGGACCACAAGGATTACGCGGCCCTGATGGGCGGTGTGGCCAAGGGCCCGACAGGCGGCAGCCATCCCGGTACGCCGGCACCGTCGGTTCCCGCACGCGCCGCGCAACCGGCCGTCAGCGGCAAACCGTCGTGGGCACAGTGATGAGGGACTCCCATGAAATGCTGGGTCTGCTCACGACAGGCCCGGGGGTTCGGCTGTACCGACAACCGGTATCGCATCGCCGACCCCCGGCGCTACCCGATCGACTGGGCCTTCTGTTCACGCCGCTGCCAGGACGCGTTCCACGCGCTGTACGGGAACTGGACGCGTGCGCTGGACAACGGCCTGCCTGCGGAGGCCGCCATGGTTGATATCGCCCCTCTGGAAAAAGCCGCCCTGCGCATGTGCCTGAAGTTCTTCGGTGAAGCGGCCGCTTCCATCGGTTTCGACAAGCCCCTCGGGGCGTATTCGGAAGCCGAAGCCCTGTCCGTGATCGAGGCCATCGTCACCGCGTATACGGACGAAATGGCCGCACAGCACGAACGCAGCAACTATCCGCCTGTGCATATGCCCGGCACGACGCCGGTTAGCGATCCGATCCGCGAGCCGGTAACCGCAGCCGTGGCGACCCCCTTCGCAGACATGAAGGATGACCTGCCCTGGGAGATCCAGCCATGATCGATTTCAATTCATCCGCCAGCCTGTCTGGTCGGCTGCAGGAACTGTTCGACCAGGCCCTTGAAGCTGAGCGCGACGCCACGCCAGCGCGCGAGTACCTCGGCGCATCGCGTTTGGGCGCGGCCTGCGAGCGGCAACTGCAGTATGAGTACGCCAAGGCGCCGGTCGATCACGGCAAGGGATTCTCCGGACGATTGCTGCGCATCTTCGAGCGTGGCCACCGCACCGAGGACATGGTGATCCGCTGGCTGCGCCTGGCCGGTTTTACTCTCAGGACCGAGGATGCCAACGGTCACCAGTTCGGCTTCTCGGTGGCGGGCGGTCGCCTGCGTGGCCATGTCGATGGGGTGCTGATCGCCGGTCCGGATGGTTTTACCTACCCAGCCCTTTGGGAAAACAAATGCCTCGGCGCCAAGTCTTGGCGCGATGTCGAGAAACACACGCTGGCGGTCTCCAAACCGATCTATGCCGCGCAGATCGCTCTCTACCAGAGCTACCTCGAGCTGCACGAGCACCCTGCCCTGTTCACGGCAGTGAATGCCGACACGATGGAGATCTACGCCGAGCTGATTCCGTTTGACGTGGGACTTGCCCAGCGCATGTCGGACCGCGCCGCACGCGTGATCACGGCCAGCGAGGCCGGCGATCTCTTGCCTCGCTCATTCACCAATTCCACCCATTTCGAATGCAAGTTCTGCGCGTGGGCAGAGCGTTGCTGGAGGACCCATCCATGAACAACACATCGCCCCGCCCCACTGTGGTCTGGGAATCCTTCGTTGATGCCCGCGAAGCGGCTTACACCATGAATCTGCCGATGTACTACATGACCAATGCCCGGCAGCGTACCAAGCTGCACATTCCGCATTACCGCATCGGCCGGATGGTGCGCTTCAAGCTCTCGGAGCTTGTCGAGTGGCAGCACTTGAACAATAGCAGCACCAACACTGAGGTTGCGGCGGCAAGCGAGGTGTCCGATGCGTGAGCCTGAAGACCGGGATCCATTGGATTTCAATGAGTGCGTTGTGCCGATCGAAGTGGATCGGGGCGCCGAGCGCGACGCGACGCGTTCCGCTTTGCTGGCTCGGCTCGAATCGGTGCTGTCCACGATCTTTCCGGCCGGCAAGGTTCGGCGCGGCAAGTTTCATATCGGCGACAGTCTCGGCAGCCCGGGCGACAGTCTGGAAATTGTCCTTGAGGGTGAAAAAGCCGGTCTATGGACAGATCGAGCGACCGGCGATGGCGGCGACATCTTCGATTTGCTGGCGCGGCATATGCCGGCCGACGTGCACGCCGATTTCGCTCGCGTGCTGCAGTACGCCGGCGACCTGATCGGTCGCGCCAGTCCGGTGCCGGCGCGCCTTGCCAAACGCGAGGCACCCGTCGATGACCTTGGGCAGGCCACCGCCAAATGGGACTACCTGGATGCTGCCGGTACTTTGATTGCCGTCGTCTATCGGTACGACCCACCGGGTCGGCGCAAAGAGTTTCGACCCTGGGATGCCAAGCGCCGCAGAACGGCCCCACCCAATCCGCGGCCGCTGTACCACCAGCCAGGCATGGTTGCGGCCCACAAGATCATCCTGGTCGAGGGCGAGAAAAGCGCGCAGGCCTTAATCGATATGGGCATTTGCGCCACCACCGCCATGCACGGTGCCAATGCGCCGGTCGACAAAACCGACTGGTCGCCACTGGAGGGCAAGGTCGTCCTGGTCTGGCCCGACCGAGACAAACCCGGATGGGAGTATGCCGATCGCGCATCGCAGGCGATTCTGGCTGCTGGCGCCGAGTCCGTTGCCATCCTGTATCCACCCGCGGAAAAACCGGATGGGTGGGATGCTGCGGATGCCATTGCCGAGGGTTTCGACATTCCGGGATTCCTGATGACCGGCGACCGCGTGCCGGTAGCCGCCCAATGCGATGCCCCGATCGAAGACACGCTGGTCGAGGGAATCGACTGGACCACTGAGGATGGCCTCGCCACCGCCTTCACGCGTCGCTATGGTGAAGATTGGCGGTATTGCGCCCAGTGGGGCAAGTGGCTGGTGTGGACCAGGATCCGCTGGAATCCGGATCAGTTGCTCTACATCCAGCATCTGTCGCGTAACATCTGCCGAGCCGCGTCTCTTAAGGCCGACACGCCGCGCCTGCGTGCACGACTGGCCAGTTCCTCCACCATCAGTGCGGTGGAACGCATCGCCCGCAGCGACCCCAGGCATGCGGCGACGGCTGATCATTGGGATGCCGATGTCTGGCTCCTGAACACGCCGGGGGGGGTTGTCGATCTGAGCAGCGGTGTTGTGCGCGCCCATGATCGTGCTGACCGCATGACCAAGGTCTGCACCGCGGTACCCGAGGGCGATTGCCCAACATGGCGCAGATTCCTGTCTGACGTGACCGGTTCTGATGCGGAACTCATCGCCTACCTGCAGCGTATGGTCGGCTATTGCCTGACCGGAGTGACCAGCGAGCACGCGCTGTTCTTCCTGTACGGTACCGGGGCCAACGGCAAATCAGTGTTCGTGAATGTGATCGCCACCATCCTCGGGGATTACGCTGCTAATGCCCCGATGGACACCTTCATGGAAACGCGTTCGGACCGGCACCCAACCGATCTGGCCGGATTGCGTGGCGCGCGCTTTGTCGCGTCGATCGAGACCGAGCAAGGCCGGCGCTGGAACGAATCCAAGATCAAGACTATCACCGGCGGTGACAAGGTGTCCGCGCGCTTCATGCGCCAGGACTTTTTCGACTACACGCCGCACTTCAAGCTGGTCATTGCCGGCAACCACAAGCCCTCGATTCGCAACGTGGACGAAGCCATGAAACGCCGGCTGCACCTGATTCCCTTCACGGTAACGATTCCGCCCGATCGGCGAGACAGCACGCTCACCGAAAAACTGCTTCAGGAGCGCGATGGCATTCTGGCCTGGGCGCTCGACGGATGCTTGCGGTGGCAGCGATCCGGCCTGAAACAACCACAAAGCGTGATGGAAGCCACCGAAGAGTATTTTGAGGCTGAGGACGCCATGGGTCGATGGATCGAGGATCGGTGCGTGCTGCATGCCAATGCTAAAGCACTGACCTTTGAACTCTTCAACGACTGGAAACAGTGGGCCGAGGCCAACGGCGAATTCTTGGGGTCGATGCGCCGGTTTTCGGATGCGCTGTTGACACGCCGCTTCGACAAATGGCGCAACAGCGTGGGCATGCGCGGCTTTGTTGGCCTCGGCCTAAAGGAGCCAACCAGCCTCCCGCACACAAGCTATCCCTACAACGACAATTGAGGACTGGCGATGACAAAAACTCCGAGCACCAGCCCCAGTCTGACGCATCCGACAACCCAAAACATTAACGTGCTACACGTGCGCGCGGGCGCACCTAAAGAGAAGTTACGTTATCCCGAGTCCGATGCGTCAGACCACATAAGCGAGATCGTCGGGCAGGATACTCAGGCCGGTGGCGTGCTGACCATTCTGGCGATCGATCTCGGTACCACGACCGGTTGGGCGCTGCGCTCGCGTGACCATCAGATCGCGCACGGCTTTGTCAGCTTTCGCCCGCAACGGTTCGAGGGAGGCGGCATGCGCTACCTGCGATTCAAGCACTGGCTGTCAAAAGTCAAGGCCGTTTCGATCGACATCCATGCAGTGTACTTCGAGGAGGTGCGTCGCCATGCCGGTGTCGATGCGGCCCACGTCTATGGCGGCTTGATGGCCACGCTCACCACCTGGTGTGAGCACCACAACATCCCGTATCAGGGTGTGCCGGTCGGCACCATCAAGAAGCACGCGACCGGCAAGGGCAACGCCGGCAAGGACGAGGTGATCACGGCCATGCGAGCAAAAGGCCATCCCGTGACCGACGACAACGAAGCCGATGCCCTGGCCCTGCTGCACTGGGCCATCGAGACGCAGGAGGTGTGACGTGAAGATCCCAGCACAGCAATATCGCTGCCCTATCGGTCGCCTGCAACCGCATACCACCGACCTTGAAACAATCAAGCAAACCGGCTGGCGTGACCAGAACATCCTCGTGGTGTCCGAGCAGGACGACCGTCTGGACTTCGTCGAGCGGGAGTTCGTGCGACGGATCGGCGAGCGCCTCTACGGAGGGAAACGTCATGGCTGAATGGACGATGGAGGATGTGGCAGCACGATTTGCCGAGGCGGCCGAGACTGCGCACAAGCTGCCTCGGGTCAGACCGGGTGGCTTCTTCAATCCATGGATGACACTGGCCTTCCAATTGCCCGAGCGCTATCCCGACCGCGAGCGGCTGTACCGACCCCTGCCGCCCAGCCCTCAGGCCGTGGAGCGAATGCTTGAGGCCATGCGCTGGGTGCAGTGGCTGGAGGTGGAGCAGCGCCACTTGGTCTGGATGCGCGCCAACCGCTACGAATGGCAGCAGATCGGCAGGCGCTTTGCCTGTGACCGGAACACGGCGGCGCGGCGGTGGAACAAGGCGATCGGAATCGTGGTGGACCAGCTCAACGTGAGTTGAGCGTAAGGCTAACTCGGAGCACAGTACTTGCCAATCCGTGCATGTGTATCTACAATGTAGAAACATCCTAAGGAGAAAAGCTATGGAAGCCGTCATTCGCAAATGGGGAAACAGCCCCGCTCTCCGACTGCCGACCACGGTCTTGAGAGAGGCAGGGTATCAGCTTGAGCAGAGGGTTAATCTGATCGTGTCGCGTGGCCGCATCATCATTCAACCGTCTGAGAAAGTTGAATATGACCTTGACGCACTCATCAGCGGCATCAATGCAGCTAATGCCCATGAAAAGGTCAGCTTCGGTTCGCCTGTGGGCAACGAGGCGCTCTGATGTCGCGCGGTTACGTGCCTGACACAGGCGATGTGGTGTGGCTTGAATTTGATCCTCAGGCTGGGCACGAACAGGCAGGGCATAGACCCGCGCTGGTCATCAGCCCCGCTAGCTATAACGGCAAAACGGGGCTGATGGTGTGCTGTCCGATGTCGACCAAGATCAAGGGCCACCCCTTTGAAGTGATCACTAGGGTCGACGATGTCGATTGTGCCGTGCTTTCGGATCAAGTGAAATCACTTGACTGGAAGATTAGGCGTGCCAAGAAGAAAGCCGTTGTCAGCGCTGATGTCATGTTGCATGTCAGAGCCAAGATGAAGGCATTGTTGCAAATCTCATAATGGCAGATTGCGCATCGTTAGGGGGTACCTGTGCCAACCCTGCCAAAAAGTGGTTTGGCGGGTTCTGGCGTAAGGAAGCGGAGCGCTTTCGGTCAATGCGCACATGCGCGGAGATGGAGCCCAATCTGACGTGCAGCATGATGGCCCATTTCGGCGTACAGTTTCGGCTAAGGTCGGGACAGAGGTGCAAGGCACTTCGCCATTGAGGAAATCAACGGGTCCTTCCTGTGCAATATGCCATGCGGGAGGCGACAGCGCGGCATTTCGATAGCGTCAGGCCGTGAAACGAGGTTACCAGGGTTACCAGTTACCACCCCGGTTACCACCTGTATTCAGTTACCACCCAACTTGGAACCCGCACTTGTGGCGGGTTTTTGCATTCCTATGATTGAATCCCTGCGCGTCGAGTACCGGAAGGTCGAGACGCTGATCCCCTTCGCGCGTAATCCACGCACGCATTCCGATGCCCAGGTAGCGAAACTCGCCGCCAGCATTGTCGAATTCGGCTGGACCAACCCAGTCCTGGTGGATGGTAGCCACGGCATCATTGCCGGCCACGGTCGTCTGGCGGCTGCGCGTAAGCTTGGACTGTCCG